AGTCTTTAGTTTACCACATCTAGCTACTAGCTCTTTTGCATTCATTTACTTTCACCTGCCTTACGGAAATAGAATTGGATGATTAAAGTAATGATGGAGAAAAAGGCTGCATAGCCCCACTTGCCAATATCAATTATACCTGCTCCATCAAGGATAATTATTATTCCAGAGAATAGTAACCAGTATCCACCAATAATCAGCCTAATTATGTCCTTATTCATTGTACCTCCAAAACTTGCATGTTAAAGGTTTTGGCCACTAATTCAGCCGTCTGCATAACATCTAATCTTATCCAACATGACGCACTGGAACCTGGACTTAGGAAAAACGGAGTTGTTGGTCCAAAACTTACAACTGCCCAATAGTTGACGCCCGTTGCCGTCAAGTCAATGTTTAGGGATTCGTCCCCAATATTTTTAATATAGAAATATGAAGTATACGATGCACCTCTACCCATATCACCTAGGTCTATATAGTCAAGAATTTGTGTTAGTCCTGAGTCACTATATACCTCAATAGCCTTGATACCCTCAACCACATTAACCGTTACTGGGATAGACTTTAACAATACCTGGGCTAATGCTATAGTGCCAATTAGACATAAACATGCTAGTATTACCACTATATATCTAAATTTTACCATTTCCAACCACTCCTTCCCATAAACCCACGCTTCATTGGTTTAGGATTCATACAACAGAGTCCGATTGCATAGGACATAAAAATGTCATTTAAGCCTACAATCTCTACTTTGTCGCCAACTAGCCTATGGTTCCTCATTTGTTTTACCAACTCTATATCGTGGCAGACTAGGTCAGGTAGGTACTTACTAGCCTGCTGTAACATATAGTCCTTTGTTCCTCTAGCTCCACTACTGGTATACCAGCCTGGCTCCATTGACTGCACACCACTGACTATATCTTTCCTAAAATAGATTGGTCTCCTACGCTTTAACAATTCTGTTATGGCTAAACCGTGACTATTGGCTTCCCAAACTATTATAGCCCTGTTGTAAAGGTCAGAGGCTACTACAGCCTTTTTAGCAGTTACCTCTGGACTGTAGAGACCTGCATCCCTAGCACAATATCTAGGCTTATAGTTGCCTTCCTCATCTTGGTCAAAACATAATACAGTGATGGCTGACTGAGTGACCTTGGCTTGTCCTGGGTCTATGGATACTATGTAGCTCTTCTCCTTCTCAGGTTCATACCAGATTTCCAATCCATCACTGGTAACTCTATTGGCAGGATGACACTCCTTAGCTATTTTATCTAGCCAGTAATCCTCAAATAGCATGTTACCCACAGCCAGAAAGCATGAAACCTTATCTTCTGGGAACTCTTGCTGGAATAGGAATACCATCTCGCCTGAACGTCTAAGGCTCTGTTTTTCCTTAATCTTCCATCTACGCCAACGAATCTGGCCAAATGATAAACCCATATTGACTAACAGGTTTTCTTCCTCACTGGATAACTTAAACTCAGGCTTATCAGTCTCAGGGATGTACCTGTGTATTCTGGCATCACCTAACTCTATCCTATACTCCTTGTGCATAAACCATGGATAGAAGTGGCTGGTAAATACTGAGTTACCTTCATCAGCTAGGGTAAACATATCATGGAAGTCGTTTTCCTCACCATTAGGAGTGGAGTAAATATCCACAGAGCAGGCTCCATCTGCAATGCCATCTTGAGGAATACGGTCTAAGGCTGGTGATATAATGTTCTCCATAGCAGCTGGAGGATAAAATGCCGCCTCGTCAAATAATAGATGGTGGATAGTCTCAGCTCTACCTGCTACATAGCTACGGGCTGAGGCTATATAGATAGAACTGGTGCTATAGACCTTGCCATTAACATAGAAGCGGAAGGTTTTCTCATATGTAGAATCGTGGTGGATTTCAGGGAAACCAGGAATATTCAACCCAGCTAGGTGATTATAGAAAAACTGGACTTTGGTAAGTAACCTCTCCGTTATAAAGTCGTCGTAGGCTATTAGGACAGTATTGGTACCTGGTGAGGTTAAGGTGTCTTTGAGCCTTTTAGCAATTCTCTCAGTTGAAAACCCTACTTGAGCAGGTTTGACCCAAATGTCCATACCTGTTTCAGTGGAATCAACATCAGCCTGAATGTCATTGTAGGTAAAAGGAACAATTCTTCTAGCCTTGTTTTCAACCATAAAAAGGGTTTCTATGAACTTCCTGTCATTAGCTATAAGTTCTTTAAGAGTAGCCTCAGCAGTAGCCATTATTTCCTTCTATGTAGTAACTTTCCTACTGGACCCAGTTTGAAACCAAAGGCACTTCTCATAGCTCGTTCAGGGTACTGTCTATATGTACGGTATGAGACTGTGGCAGTTCTACCCCTTTTCGGTTGCCTTATTTTCATCACTCCCTTGTAAATTTTGTAACCTAACCTCAATCCGTTTGGCATTTAACTCCTCCTTTAACTGTTCTAGCAATCTAGTAAGTATTTCCATATAATCCAAGACCTCATCAATAAGGTCTAAGACGGGTTCTGTATCTGCTCCCTCGTAAACCAATTCTGCTGACCTGAGCCTTTACCGCATTACGTCTACCTGCAGCTGCTTGTTTCCTTGTCGCTCTTATTCCTCTTGCCACTATTCACTCCTGAATTCCCTCTATAAAATGGACAACGTAGGTAGTCACCATTCTTTAGTCTACCTTCTAATCTACCTACTCTTACGGAATTGAAAATTATGCCAGCTAGTATGGCTCCGTTCAGGCCGACCAAGATAATCTCATCCATCTATTATCTCCTTTTCAAATTCCTCCTCACGATAGCCACAAGTCCTGCATTTATAAACAAGTTTATGTTTACCTACATCCTTGTAGATAAAGGTCATGGGCTTGTTGCAATTTGGACAGGTAGGTACGGTCATAGCAATCACCTTGCATGACTTTCCTCCCTGGATAGGCGAATCTCTAACACTGTACGGGTGAAGTCAAAGGCTTCTCCAGAACTGTCCTTACCACCAACCAGTTGCCTGATTCTAACCAACTGTTCAGGAGTGTAGAATTTCCTTATAGCCAACATATACTGCTGTTCCTTGTCCGTTAGTGGTTTCTCCTGAGCGTCCTTGAATAGGATTTGGAAGTCCTTAGCCAACACTAATCGGAAGTTGCGGGTAAACTCAATATCAATTAACTGGTTGGATAACTGCTCCCTAAGCTCACCTAGAGATTGTCTCTCCAACTCTAAAAATCCATCACCATCTTCCCTCCAACGCTTGACGGATTTGAGGTGAATTTTGGCTAATGTTACCGATTCCATAACTGAAAAACCCGCCACTAGATAACTCAAATAGCGGGCTTTCTTACCACCATCAGCATAGTGGTTGATGAGGGACTGAGCCATTCCTTCGGTTGGAGTCACCTTCCCATCTGTGGTTACAATATCACTCATCAGACTACTCCTGCTCTAAGTATATCACAGACAGCTAGTTATGTCAACTGTCAGTCTGGTATACAATTAAATATATAATACTATTATAGTTATGTTAAGTATACTTGACAATTACTAGCCTATGTGATATAATTATAATAGAGAGGTGGTTAAAGTGACTTGGGGAGCATACCAACAACATGGACTAGATGAGGAAATAGACTCACTAGGTAGTAGACTGTCTATTGAAATCGGCTGTCCAGTGCATTATCCTGCCTATAACAAGAACCTGTTTGAGTGTAAGTGTGGGGTGATATTTCCTCTCTATGTGGTTAAAGCTCAGAACTGGTTGGTGATTAGGAAAAAGCATGTTGAGGAAAGGATGTTAGTTAATTGACTATTCCTAATGTAACTATGAGATGGTGTGTTAAGAAATCCACTTGTAAATGGTGTGAACAGTCCATTGATAGAGGAACGCCAATAGTAAGCGTGGTTTTCTGGAATAAGGGTAATGAGGAAAGCAGGAAGTGGAACTACTATGCTAAATACCATCCTCAGTGTTGGGTGGCACAAGGCTTAGACTATCTTAGTCGCAATCCTTATGTCCCTCAGCATAGGGTGAAGAAGCCGACTTTGAGTGATGAGGATAAAAGGAAGCGTTATCTGTTGGTTAGGAAATTTCACAAAGCTATACAGTTGAGGAAGAATTGTGCTAATTATCCAGATGGGGTATTGACGGAGATTAGGCTGACCCAGCAAATGGTTGAGATAATGTTGGAGGCAGCTACATTGGGAGGAGTGCCTAAAAAATGGGCAGAAAAGTTATAACATATGATGCCACTAATGATTGGAAGTGTTCTAAGTCTCCTACCAACGCTCATCACTGGGTAGAGGCACAATGGACTAAGGATGGTTGGCAACATACAGGACTGTTTTACTGCCAATACTGTTATGATGCTAGGCGGTTCCCTGTTTATTGGAGTCAAATAAACCCCTATAGAGGCGGGATAGTGATGGAGGATTAAATGACCAGATTACAATGGATTAGAACATTCTATAATACAGGGTTGGTATTACAGTTAGGTCATAAAACCTATGGCCTATACCCATTAAGATGGTTGGGTAGAATAACATTAAAACATGGTAAATGGTGTAGCCCTTCAAATATGTTAGGAGCATATGTGGAAGGTAGGCTGGACAACTATATTCTTCACACTTATGGTTCATGGGAAAATTATATTGAGGTGAAGTTGAGGAAACTAAAATCCCAATTTGGTTAATTTCTCAGACCTTACCTAGGAATATATATATCTATCTGAAAATTGCCTGACCCGTACCTCTGTAGGTTGGTGGATTTTATGTAAAGTTGGTTGGCTGCCCCTATAAACAGAACTAGCAGGCTCCCCCCCCGTTATGTAAAGGTGAACACTTGTTCTACTATTGCAGGCACAATAAAACGGGAGCTTGGCAACTAAACTCCCGTCCTATTTGGCTTTACTTGGCCGGAGCTAATTTCCCGGCAGCAATGGCAGCTTTCTTTACCGCAACCTTTAACTGCCATGACTTGCTGTTGGAATCAGCTGCAGCAATAGCCGTTAGTTCCTCTGGGGTAGCAAACTTGGCTACAATCTCAGTCAGGCTCATGCCATATTCCTCTTTGCTCTTGCCACCACCACCGCCACCAGTACCACCAGCTTTGCGGGTTTTGACCACTGCCGTTGACAAGCTAACCGTTTTATAGGTTATGTCAAGTTCGGCTGGATTGGCTTTGTCCACCTTGTAAATAAAACCCCAGCCTTTAACATCGGTAATGGCTTTGTCTAGCCCAAGTGCTTTGACAGCAGCATGTATCCTGCCTGCCAACGCTTCCCTAGACCCTGCCAGTGCTACAGCTTCCGCCTGCAATTTGGTAGCCTGCTCTTTAGCAATATCAGCCTTGGCTTTGTCCATCGCCTTGGTAACCGCCTGAATGTCACCCATTTCTCCAGTTTCCTGGAATTTCTTGACGGCCAAGGTCATTTGTGCCTTTAACTCCTCTAATGTCATGTCTCACCTCTTCCTATTTATTTGGTTGGTGTTACTACTCCAACCTCTATTATTAAGTATAACATACCTCTGGACATTTGTCAAGCCTTTTATGTAAAGTTGCGGATATTTATTTTACATAGCAGGACATTGGTAGCACAAATGTTCTGCCTTGCATTTTATGTCAAGCTGGAGTTATGTAAAGAGAACAAGTGTTCTATTGACAGTTGCAACAGCAGGTAGTATAATGTAAGTAGATAGTTTACATAAGGTGGTGAACCATGAGAGAGTGCAAGGGTGGTACTGGAGAATCAAAAGTGTATATAAGGAGTAAAGAGGAATACCACAAGGAGATTCTACCTGAGTCAATAGAGCCAATTGCCACAGTCGT